ATAACTTGTCAAGGCGCGTCAGGAGTAGAGGAAATCGCTCTGATGTGCAAGAGTGTCAAAGATACTGGGGATATGGATGGTAACGACCCGATTCCGTTTTGCACAGGTTCGAGTTCCGCGACTAAGGCTATGTTCCGCGATAACGGATTCGATTGTACCTCCATCATTAGCGATAAGTCAATAGAGTTTATGCGCGACCTCTTATATGCTTACACTACAAGAACAGTGTGGGCTGAGTTAATAATGACGAAGAATACAGACGATACACCCTCAGAGAACGCACAGATTGACTGCACCAACCTCGTACCGAAAGAGGAAAGTACGGCAAATGGCATATTCGACTCCAATGTCTTTCCGACCAAGACAGGATTGGCTGGAACAAACGATGACCGATTCGTAGTAGGTGAAGTGGGCGGAGTATGTAAGATAGGCTCAACGCAGTATCAGATAGGTATCATCGGAGGTAGTCGGAATGTGAATTGGGGTGGAACATCAACCGATGATAGTAGGGATTTATTCAATTACCTTATAAAGTATCTGAGAGCATCCGATTCATCGGAACAGCCTTACGGAAAGGGTATCGCTATGGGTATCGGTCTCAAGGATTCAAGTAATAACCTCTTATCCATCGTAGGCACAGGCTCGACTCCAGTGATGGCTTTCGCTATCGTAACGACACAGAACGCTTCAACGGGTGGTGTTACAAGTAAGATGTTCGGATTCACGAAGATAGTCAATGTCGTGTTTGACGCGACCAATAACAACTACTTCGCACCTTTCGCTTATGATACCCGTTATTGGGAGAACAAGATTCAGCCTTGGGGTATCAACGGCGATGGCAACTCATACAGCCAAACGAAACGTGGTGCCGCAATCTTTATGTGGAAAGACCTCAAAATGGATAGGAATGTGAATACCTCTCGTCCTACCGATGGATTAACCTGCCACTTGAAAGTCTTTGCTCAGAATAGCGGTATTCATTCGTGGATGCCTTACTCGGAGGGAATAGGCTCAACAACCCCATTGAGTGCTACATTTGATACTATAAGCGAGAACTGGCACACACCGATAAGTTCGGGGAGTATTAAGGATGTCTATTTCCACAACGCAGGAGAACTGCTGGATATTAACACCTCGACTGTTACGTCATCCTATTACGTTGATGCTTGGGTTACGCTTTGGAGTTCAGATAGCAACCCTCACGCAGTCAATTCTCAGATAAAGACTGCCAATGCGCTTGACGGCCATACAATCACTCTTTATGAGGAAGTCCTACACGAGCCAAAGGAAGGCGCAAGCGGTAGCAACCCCGTAGAGATTTGCCACTTCACCATTGACGGATATGCAACACAGGGAAAGAACTCGAACAATCAGAATACAGGCCACGTCTGTCAGATAGACTCTCAGCAGATGGCCCCGTTCTTTACCCGTCTGCCTGTCAATAGCGAAAGGCTCGGACAATTCCTTAATACTGGATTCTATCGTATCAAGATTATCCATACATCCGTACAGCCTTCGACTGGCTCGATGTACTATATCAAGATTTCTTAATCAACCCTTTTTATAAACTCAAAAACAAAACAAAAATGGAAAATCAAATTTGGTTGGCTATTATGGCTATGGTGGCTGCGGCCACAACACTGACAGAGTTCTTCAAGAGACTCTTTAAGGTAGACAAGAGGTGGTTTAACGAACTGCTCTCACTCGTAGTCTGCGAGGGTACGGCTTTCGTCACTTGGATTCTCGGCAACCTGCCTACGTTCTTCACCCCTGAGTGGGCTTGTGTTCTTTTGGAGGGAGGTTTCCTCTTTGCGATAATCAAATGGGGCTATGACAAAACCGAACTTATCAAGAAGATATTTGACGTGATTTTCAGTCTATTCGGCAAGTCCCTCGGAGGAAAGTGGTATGAGAATATAGAAAAGAAATAGGGGAAATTTTCCTCTGATTTCCCAAGTTTCCCTATCTTTGTGGTATAAATAAGGTTTTCAGGCCGTAAGGCATACTTGAGAATCGTTTGGTAAGGCGCGGTAGCAATATCGCGCTTTTCTTTTTGATCCGCATCAATGCAAGTATTTTTGATTTCGTGTGTTGCATTTATCAAGTTATATTGTATTTTTGTATTGCACTATAGGAAAGGTATGGAAGGAAATAAAAGATCAAACGCTGGTCGTAAGAAAATGGATAACCCCAGGATCACTCTTTCGGTCCGTATAAAGAAAGAAACGAAAGATATTCTGACTACCCGCGCCCAGGAACAAGACACCAGCGTCGGGCGTATCATAGATGATTTAGCAGAGACAATGTGAGTATAACATATTTTCAACAACCAAATTCAGTTATTGTGAAGATTAGTGACGTAATTGCGATGGTGAATAGCGGTATTCAGTCTATTTCATCACGTACACTGGATATAGGTGACGCCTATATCGTAGTGAAGTTTAAGAGTTTGTTAAAGAAGGTCTTTGACGAGTATGCTATCGAGGAACAGTCTATGTTCAAAGAGGCTGGTATTCAGGACCCCCAGTCTTTCTTCCAGAAGCATAGAGCGCTTCAATCCAAGATCAACAAGGATGCTATCGACGAGGGTCTGCTTGCTGATAACAACTCCAAGATCGAGCGCTTCAACGCCCTCCAGACTGAAGCCCAGAAGAAGGTGGTAGACCTCGGTCTTACCAACCGTTTGAGTTTCGACTCCTGGCATCGCCTTCAGGATGCCAACAAGGACATCAAGACCAATTATGGTGCCGAACTGCTTTCTTTATTCGAGGTAGACCTTGAGGGTGTACTGTGGGAGATGAAAGAAGAAAAGAAGGAGAAAGCCAATCCCAAGGCTTAACATTGACTTATTGCAGGTGTGGCAAATGTGCTGCACTTGCAATTTTTCTTGTATGAGTTATGAGAATTATCAATTATATTTGCACAAGTAAAGAAGAAAGAATAATGGAGGAAAAAACCCTTATTTGCAGCACAACGGCAGCAGTGCTTTCGCCATTCGTTGACGGATGGGAAAAACTTACTGGCTGGCTGATTGTCGCTATAGTCCTTATCCTCGCCGATCTTAATTTTGGCATCAAAGCCGCCCGTTACAGAGGTGAAGTCATAAGACGCTCAAAAGCGGTAAGACGCTCGATAGGCAAACTCGTAGATTATATCTGTTGGATAGCAATAGCGTGGGTCATCGGACCTACATTTTCAACCCCCCTTAATATTCCGTTACTTCCTCTGTTGATGATGCTCGTCGTATATGGAATAGAGATACAATCAATAATCGACAACTACCTCGAATACAAAGGTATCAAGAAACGTCTCAACCTGGCCAAACTGTTTACCATCTGGGCGAAGAAGCCAGAATTGACCGACGCTATCGAAGATAAGAATGAAGAAACAAAACAAAAAGATTAAGTTGTGGCGAAAGCAAAAGCAAAATCGGGACGCGCTAAACCCGTTGCTACGAAGGCGGGTGTAACCAAGAAGCGTAAGAAAGTCCATTAGGATGAGAAAGATAATCCTGATCCTACTAAAAGCAGTACCAGTTGTGGGCGCACTTTGCTGCGCCTGCAATTCTCTGTTATCATATTTTGGGTATGACCTGGTATGGGTCGGATATGTGATGCAGATAACCTTCCTCGTAGCCTGGTATGCTATGGCGGTTTATTTCAGATTTTGTACGTTCTTCCGCCTGCTCATCTTTTACATCATATCGTGTGAGGCTATCAATACCATAGACTACATCTGGACCATACCTATCTCGGATTGGGATTATTTTGTTCTTCACTGCGGTTTGATAGGCTTTTATATTGTCTTGTTCACGTATATCCATGTCAGAGATACAAGAGAGATTAAGCGGCGTCTTACTCAAGACCGCTGAAGGGTTGAGGACGGGCAACACACACCTTGACGAGCCTGAGATGGAGTTTCTGTTGGATACGTTCAACGAAATCACATCCCCAGATATTAGTACGTATACCGCAATCAAAATGTCTGGATACAGCAAGAGCGAGTTCTACAAACTCGTATCTGACGGCTTACTACCGAAAGGTTATCACGTCCAGGGTTTCAAGGAAATCCGCTATAACAAAGAGAGATTACTCAAGGCTTTAAAGAAACTTGATTCATCAAAAGTGAAGTCCTAAAATAACATACATATTATAAGGCGTATACGGCGTATATCGGACTCGTTATTTTTCCGATGTGCGCTGTTTTATTTTTGCCATATCAATCGCGATTGTGAGAACTAAACTTAGTACAAACAATTAAAACGCTTTTATATGGCAGAAATTTATCAGTTACCTGAAAACGGCAACAACAACGGAAGTATCCCGTTTTCCATCCCCATTGGTATGGGTAATGGCTTTGGTGGAGGTTTCGGCAGTTTTAACAGCATCGCTGACCTGTTTGGCCTTGCTATCATCGCCTCGATGTTCGGCTGGGGCAACAACGGCTTCGGCGGCTGGGGCGGCTGGGGCGGCAACAATGGCGCTGGCTTCCTCTCCAACCAACTCAACAACGACTCTGGCCGTGAACTCATTATGAACGCAATCAACTCCAACGGCGAGGCTTCACGCACCGCCATCCAGAGTCTTGCCACTATGCTCGGCCAGGACTTCAACCTCGTGAACGGCGCTGTTCAGAACGTGCAGAACGCTCTTTCTACTCTCGCCGCACAGCAGGGTATGTCAACCCTTCAGATCGTGAACGCTATCCAGTCTGGTGACGCCTCACTTGCCGCTCAGTTCGCAAACTGCTGCTGCGAGAACAGACTCGCCATTTGCCAGCAGACCAACGCCCTGGAGACTCAGGCTGACCGTAACGCCAACTCTATCCTGAACGCCATCAACGCTCAGACCGTGGCTATGAACGATCAGTTCTGCGCCCTCAAGGAACGTGAGATGCAGTCCAAGATCGACACCCAGGCTGACATCATCACTCAACTCCGCGGTCAGATTGACAACGCCAACCAGACCAACCAGATCATCGGTTACGTCAACGGCGTCATCAGTCCTCTGCAGACCAAGTTGACCGAGATCGAGAACAAGATGCCTAACACCGTACCTGTTCAGTATCCCAACCTTATGGCTGTGAACAACACACCGTACAGCGGCGGATACTACGGCGGTTTCAACGGCTTCGGTGGTAACATCATATTCTAAAGCATAAGGAGGATTGGTTATGGGATGCTTTAGTATTACCACCAACGCAGGAGGAATACCTTATCTGACTACTTCCAACGTGACGGTCTCCGACACTTCGGTTGACCTCGCGCTGGGGTGGAGAAGGGATAGGCTCGCACCTGTCGGATATTTCACTGTGAGACTCGCAGATGAGATACCCGCTGGTACCACCACCAC